CGAAATCGCCCTTGCGGGATTTAAGAAAAATGAAATCAAAGTCTATACGGAGTTTGGAAAACTATATGTGGAAGGCATCAAAGAAGATAAAGAACCAGTGGGAGAAGTCGTCCATAGAGGACTTGCACAAAGGTCATTCTCTAAGGTCTGGACTATCTCCGATGATACAGAGATACGACAAGTCAGCTTTGCCGATGGACTCCTCACCGTGGATTTAGGAAAGGTAGTTCCTGAGCATCATGCTCGTAAGGATTATCTCTAAATAGAAACGAGTTCGAGATGGATCAAGCACCCTCTTTACAGGGTGCTTTTTCTTTGCTATACTTATAAGAGGTAGATAAAAGTTATGACTATTAAGTTAGTTTTATTAAAATCTGGAGAAGACATTGTTTCTGATGTTTCGGAAATGATTGTTGGTGAAGAAGGTAATGAAGAGAATCCACAAAGGGTTATTGGATATTATCTTAGTAAACCTTGTCTGGTTAAGATAACAGACGTTAAAGCAAATGCAGATTTAAAGAAAGGTTCTGAACAAAAAGCTGGATATTCAGTAACACTTTTTCCTTGGATGCCATTATCTAAAGAAGAAAAAATTCCTATCCCTGCGGATTGGATGGTTACTATGGTAGAACCAGTTACTAAATTGAGAGAAATGTATATGGAAGATGTTGTTACCCCAATGAAAGAGGAATTAAAAAAAGATGGAAAAGACGATAAAAGTGATAGCACTAACAACAACACAGCAGATTCTGATAAGTCAGATTGATGAAGTTGCAGCAGCAATTCCAGGAGAACCTGATTGCCAATTAGTTAAACCTTTTTGGGTTAATACAGAATCTGGTACTACAGTTTTGCATCCTTTCTTAACTGGTGTTACAAAGGATGATACTTTTATGATGAGTTCTGATAAGATTCTTACTCTTGCAGAACCAACACCAACTCTACTTGAAAAATATCAAGACCTTATTAAAGAATGAAATTCTACACTAACGTCCAACTAATCGGGAATCAATTCCTGGTGAGGGGTGTTGAGAATGGGAAGAGATATGAGCATAGGGATGAGTTTTTCCCTACGTTATTTGTCAAATCTAAAAAAAATCTAAAGACTAAATATAAAACGTTAGGTGGAGAATCAGTTGAAGAAATTAAACCAGGCACCGTTAGAGAATGTCGTGACTTCTATAAGAAGTACGAGGATGTTGAGGGATTTGAGATATATGGGAATGACAGGTATATTTACCAATATATTTCAGAGAAATACCCAGAGGATGAAATCAAGTTTGACATATCTAAGATTAAGCTTGTTACTTTGGATATTGAAGTTGCGTCTGAGCAAGGTTTCCCTGATGTGGAATCGTGCGTCGAAGAGATTCTGGCAATCACAATACAGGACTATACAACTAAGCAGATCGTTACTTGGGGAAGTAAACCCTTTGAGAATAATAGGAAGGATGTAACATATTTTCATTGCCCTACGGAACATGCACTTTTAAGTTCCTTTATTAATTACTGGATGCAAGATGTTCCAGACGTAATTACTGGTTGGAACATACAACTATATGATATACCTTACATATGTAAACGTCTAAGAAGAGTTCTTGGCGAGAAGTTGATGAAGAGGATGTCACCTTGGGGATTATGTAGTGAGGGTGAAGTTCATATCATGGGACGTACTCATACTACATTTGATGTGGGCGGTGTCTGTCAGTTAGATTACTTAGACTTATATAAGAAGTTTACTTATAAAGCACAAGAGTCGTATAGGTTGGATTATATTGCTAGTGTAGAACTAGGGCAGAAGAAGCTAGACCACAGTGAGTTTGATACGTTTAAGGATTTCTATACGAAGGGTTGGCAGAAGTTTATTGAGTACAACATCATTGACGTGGAACTTGTTGACCGTTTGGAAGACAAGATGAAATTGATTGAGTTGGCATTAACTATGGCATATGATGCTAAGGTTAATTACAATGATGTATTTTATCAGGTGCGGATGTGGGATACGATAATTTATAACTATTTAAAGAAGAGGAATATAGTTATTCCTCCTAAGAATAGATCAGCAAAAAACGAAAAGTACGCAGGAGCTTATGTCAAGGAACCGAAACCAGGAAAGTATGATTGGGTGGTCTCTTTTGACCTTAATAGCCTGTATCCTCATCTTATTATGCAGTACAATATCAGTCCAGAGACCATCAGGGAAACTAGACATCCCAGTGCGAGCGTTGAAAGGATCTTAAATGAGGAGATAGATGATTTTGATAGTGAGTATGCAACATGTGCAAATGGAGCACAGTATAGAAAGGATGTAAGAGGATTTCTTCCAGAGTTAATGGATAAGATGTATGGAGATCGTGTGGTCTTCAAGAAGAGGATGATACAAGCAAAGAAAGATTATGAAAAAGCACCATCAAAAGCACTCACAAAAGAAATCGCTAGATGTAACAACATCCAAATGGCAAAGAAGATATCACTTAACAGTGCTTATGGTGCTATTGGTAATCAGTATTTTCGATATTACAAATTGGCTAACGCTGAAGCCATTACCCTGAGTGGACAAGTTTCCATTCGGTGGATAGAAAACAAAATGAATGAAAAGGTCAATAAGATCTTAAAAACGGAGGGTATTGATTATGTTATTGCTTCAGATACTGATTCCATCTACTTGCATTTGGGTCCTTTGGTTGACGCTGTATACGAGGGGAGAGAGAAAACTAATAAGGGCGTTGTTGGGTTCCTTAACAAGGTGTGTGAAACTGAATTTGAGCCTTTTATTGAGAGTTCTTATGAAGCGTTGGCCAAGTACGTAAATGCTTATGATCAAAAGATGTTCATGAAGAGAGAGAACATTGCTGATCGTGGTATATGGACTGCTAAGAAAAGATATATCCTCAATGTATGGGATAGTGAGGGTGTTCGATATGAAGAACCCAAACTTAAGATGATGGGTATTGAGGCAGTTAAATCTTCTACACCAGCACCTTGTCGTCAAATGATTAAGGATGGTTTAAAGATTATGATGAATGGTACAGAAGATGAAGTAATTAGGTTTATTGATGATTCAAGGAGGAAGTTTAAGTCATTACCACCAGAAGAAATTGCCTTTCCAAGGTCAGCAACTAATGTAGAAAAATATAAAGCACATGCTACAATATATGCGAAAGGAACTCCTATACATATACGGGGTGCATTATTATATAACCATTATGTTAGTAAACATAAGTTAGATAATAAGTACTCGCTCATTCAAAATGGCGAAAAGATTAAGTTCTGCTACCTGAAGAAACCGAATATTATTCATGAGAATATTATTTCTTTTATTCAGGATTTTCCGTATGAGATTGGTCTTGACAAGTATATTGATTATGACTTACAATTTGAGAAGTCTTTCGTAGAACCGCTTAAGATTATTCTTAATGCAATTGGATGGGATGTTGAGAAAAAAGCAACGTTGGAGGCATTTTTTTCCTAATGGAATTACCTATTACTCGTAAAGATTTAGACACCATTGTTCAGGCACTTGCTTTGGGTGGTGATGCTAGACTCTATCATCTTCTAAAAGATTTTAGAAATGATAATAAGGTAACTAAGAAGATCTATGATACGCATGGTAATGTTAAGGTCTATTCTGAATCTGATGAGTATCAGTGTAAAAATGGAATGTGTGACATCTAATGTTTTTTGAAAAAGTGAGTCTCGTTACTGGTGGTTTTGATCCTATACATAGTGGACATATATCATACTTTAAACGAGCAAAAGATTTATCTAATTACCTTGTAGTTGGATTAAATACTGAAGAATGGTTGACTCGTAAGAAAGGTCAGTACTTCCAATCTTGGAAAGAACGTGCAGAAATCATTCGCCATTTAGATATGGTGGATGCAGTTATATCTTATGATGATTCTGATGAATCTTCTTGTGAAGGTATTGCTAAATGTTTAGACATTGCACAGACTGTTATTTTCTGTAATGGTGGTGATAGGGGTAAGACAAATACTCCCGAACTTGTCAAATATGGAAATGATGCTAGAGTAGAGTTTAAGTTTGGTATTGGTGGGGATGATAAAATGAACAGTAGTTCTTGGATCCTTCATGGATATTTTGAGCGTCAACGTAAACTATTAGGAATATGAGTTTATCAACCCAAGTACAAGAGTCTCTAAGAGACGCACAAGGAAATCTACGTAATGCATTAGCATATGCAGCACGTACTGAATC